ACCTCCAAGGAAAGGAATTATCACATGGCGTTTACCAAGAAAGAACAACCTGCGGCACCTGTAGCACGCAAAGCAATACCAGCAGACAAACCTGCTAAAGCAGCAGTTCAGGCAATACCAGCTGGTACAGTGCTGGTAGCCAATCAGCACTCTGGGCCGATCATTCTGCCCAGGTCAGCAATCCAGGGAGACCAGCGTATCACTCTGGCCCCCACGATTCTTCATCCCGGGACTGTTACTCCTATCACTCGTGAAGTGTGGGAAGAGCACAAGAAACTCGTTGTGATCCAGCACTATCTGGATAGACGTCTTCTGGCTGAAGTGAGCCAGGAAGGAGCAGTGCCTGTTATGGACGCTACAAGCACTAATCTGGACGCCTGTATCCCTGACAACCTGAAAACCGAGAAGGAGCAGGGTAACATTGCTGGCGTGGAAGCCAAAGTGAATGTAACAGCAGTAGGCAACGCTTCGCTGTAAAGAGGATACAAACTATGTCAAAATCAGCCCCAACGTACTCTGATTTCACTGCAGCTTACCCACAGTTTGCTTCAATTGAAGAGCCTATATTCTCTTTTCAATTGTCTCTGTCGGCAAGAATACTGAGTCAGGGTGCTTGGGGCGATTTTTATGGTGATGCTGTAACTCTTGACGTAGCTCATAACCTTTCGTTGCAAATGATAGCATCTTCTGGGCCACTAGGAGGGTTTCAAGGAGCTGCTGGTCCACTGACCTCAGCTTCAGCTGCCGGTATGTCTTCTAGCTTTGCTTCTCCAGACCTTAATGGAAAGAGCGCAACTGAACAATGGTATTTGAAAACTGTTTATGGTCAGCAATTTCTCAGACTTCGTAATGTTGTATGCCCTCTGGCGGCACTAGCAGCATGAGCGTCACCGTTACTCGCAAAAACCCAGGTTGGATTGCTGGAGTAATGCAGAGGATGCAAAAAGTAGCCAGCAACGAGGTTGCTGTAGGATTCCCAAGAGGTACAGCTCAAGCTTACCCTGATGGAACCACAACCACTGAGGTTGCTGTGATTAACTGCTATGGAATGGGGGTACCACAACGAGATTTTATGGCTTATGGTAAGGTGTTGATTGACAGAGACCAGACAATCAAGAAATTGCTCTCAGAAGCAGCAAAAGAGGGTGGGCAAGAGAGACCCAACCCCAACGTGATAAAGTCTATTCAGGAAGCAGCAGGACAGCAAGCGGCAGCACTAATCAAGGAAGCAATCACAGAAGGAGATTGGGTTCCCAACTCCCCTAAAACAGTTCAAGCAAAGAAGTCCAGCAAACCATTGATTGATACAGCTTTGATGAGAAATGCAGTAACCTACGTAGTACGACCCAAAGGCGCATTATGAGTCTGGTTCCAATGACATTTGCGTGTACCTTAGCAGTAGCTTGTTATGAAACTGACAATATTCATATCATTGACACCCAATACGTCAAACGGGGTGCAGTGGATGTTCAAGAGATAGTCCAGGAAAGAGATATCAAAGGGGCTGTCGATAAATCAGGAGCAAGAAAGTTTGAGGCTATTTTTGGGGGTTCTGTATCCGATGGCAGTATAGCAATATACACCCAAGATGAGCTATTCTTCAGTGATGGCTATGACAATGGTCAACCTCAAATACAAAGCTTTTTGGTTTGGCAGAATCTGAACTACAGGATTATAGGTATTGATCCTTGGCACAAGCAAACAGGTATTCGTATTTACCTTGCTTCTCGTCATGTTACCCAGGATATAATCTGATGCCATTTACCACCATGGACAACTTGTATGATGAACTGTGCCTTGTGGTAGAGCAGGTGACTGAAAGACCAGCCTGGAGCAAGTCTGGTATCCAAGCAACACCCAATCAACCCTACGCCACCGTACTTATATCTGAGGATGACAGCCAGACCCATGACATAGTTCAGCTTACTTCAGTGGACTCACCTGGTGTTGGAGAAGCTAGTTTGAGAGAAGTGGTATGGGGAGCTTGTAAGCTTTCAGTTGAGATTGAATTCTACAAGGACAGCACCAGTAGAACTGCAGCAGAAGCAGCAACAATGATGAAGAATGGGTTACACCGTACCGCTAGAGAAGATGACCTTTGGCAAATTTGTGCTTTAGTTGGGCCAATAAAGATTGTAAATATGTCGTCAATATTCAGGCAGGATACTGAGAATAGGCATCGGTTACTGTTTGGTCTGTACGCTAACATCATTGATCCAAACACCTTGACTGGAGATACTGATATTTTTGAGATTGATTCTCAAGAGATTGATATATACAGAGTAGATGCAAGCACTGACGACAACCTAGTCACCAAGAAGACAATATCAAGACTATAACAGGAGGTACACAATGGCTTATGTAGCAACAGACATGTCTTTACCCCTCAGCTTGGATGTGCAGGTATCGGTATCCAAGTTGGCGACTCTGGGACGTTTGAATCTTTCCAACCTTTGTGTTGTTGGAGAGAACTTAGGGTTCCTGCCCAATGCTAACCGTATCAGGTTTTATGCCTCTCTGCCGGCTGTTGCTCTGGACTTCTCCTCGACCACTGATGTTTACAAAGCAGCCGCTACATTCTTCAGTCAATCCCCAAGACCTGCCCAGATGTCCATTGGTGAGTACTTTGAAGGAGCTCAACCTGCTCTTCTAGCTTCTGCCGCTTTTAGTTCTGCTGAGCTGACTGCGTTGGCTGCAGTTACTACTGGAAGTATGATTTTGACTCTCAATGGAGTTGCATACCCGCTTACCGGACTCAACTTCAGTGCAACCGGAGCTTCTGGGTCAGCCATTGCTACTATTGAAGACGTGGTTTCAGTGATTCGTACCAAGTTCCAGTCAGCTGCGGTTTTAGGAAGAGTGTACACCAAGACGTTGCCAGGTGGAGCTAAACGTCTGGTGATCACACCTACTGCTGTAACTCACCGCACCGCTGAGACTCATTCCATTCCGGCTACTCCTGGGCCATATACAGTAACAGCCACCAATGCCGCAACTTATCTCCAGAATGTTGAGGTGAAGCTTACTGCTGGGCCCAATACTGTTTGGACAAGGGTGTACACCCTTGGTGCTCTGGCTACTGGGAAGTACATGGTCAATGAGTTGACTGGGGTATATACCTTTGCTGCGGCTGATCAAGGAGTGGGCGTCACCTTTGCATATGACACCTACGTTGACGCTACTGGCGCTACCGCTACTGTAGCTTTCCCAACCACTGCAGAGACCGGGGTTGATGTTGGCGGTCTGCTCAACCTCACGTCAGCTGAAGGAGGTAGTGTGATGTATGGCTACACTCCTACTGATATGGCTGGGGAACTGGACAACATCCAGAACGCCGCCACTCAAGCAGGTCAATTTGTTTATGGCTGGTGCTTGGTGAAAACCTTACGAGACCTCGCCATCCAGGAAGTAGCTGCAGCCTGGGCACTAGCTCAGGACAAAGCAATGATGCCGCTGGTCACCAATGATGTTAATGCCCTGGACGCTAGCTACACCACCGACCTGGGCAGCACCTTGAAGCCTTTGCTCAACAAGAGAGTAGTAGCCATCTACAGCGATCATCTGGATGACTACCCTGATGTTAGCATACTGGCTTATATGCTCTCAGTCAATTATATGTCTCAGGCCAGTACGGTTACTGCTAAGTTCAAAGCTCTTCCTGGGGTCAACACTGTAGCCTTGACCTCAACACAATGGGCGGTGCTCAACAGCAAAGGGTACAACACCTACACTCTGACTGGACTGAATGCTCAGGTGTGGCGTGAAGGCGGCACTGAGGACACTTCTACACCGTGGTTCATGGATACCGTTATCAACATGGACAACTTTGTAGAAGACCTTGCTGTCAACCTCTACAATGTGTTTTTGCGCAATGGTAAAGTACCTTACACCACCAAAGGTCAGATGATGCTGATGGATGCCTGTAAGGATACCGGCAACCAATATACCTACAACGGTACTTTTGCTGACCGACAGATTGATGACCCTTCCAAGAAGAGTGGTATCTCAATCATTCCTGCGGTGGTTATTGACCCCACTCCAATCAGCCAGATCAGTGTGGCCTATAGAGCTACCAGGGTTGGGCCTCCTATCAACATGATTGTACAGGAAGCTGGCGCCATTCACTCAATTGCTGTGGCTGTTCAACTAGTGAGCTAAATAAAATAATCTCAGAACAAAGGAGTGATATATGAGAATTAATCTTTACGGTCAAAATCAGCATGTTGTTTTGGTGGATGGAGTACCGCTTTCAGGATTTGCTGAAGGAGATTTCATCCAGGTCAAGATCGATGGAAATGCCGCAGTAAGAACCCATGGCGGAGATGGCCCAAGCATGAATCTGTCTGCTCCTCAAGGCGGTCAGGTAACTATTGGGTTGCTACCCACCTCACCTTCCATCGGCCCATTGTATGCTATCAGGGAAGCCCAGGTTAATCAACCCAGGATGTTCTCCGTTCAGGTAGTCTCTGGTGTTGAGGAGATTATGTTGTTTTCTGGCTGCGCCTTTGGCGATATGCCTCAGTTCCAGACAGGTGGGCCAACTATGCAACCTCGCCAGTTTGCTATCGAATTCCTTGAAGGTACTATGGATACCTCTATTGCTGCTGGAGTGGCTGGAGGCTTGCTTGGAGGATTGCTGTAAACTTTAACCACAGAAAGGTATAACAATCATGGCACTGGAAGAACTACGAAGAGACACAATAATCAATGAAAAGATGTACAGTTTACTGCTCCCAACCCCCAGACAAGCTATGCCGCTTTGTACAAAAATGGCTGTCTTGTTTGGGGCACTAATCCCAACCCTCATCAAAGATGTTCAAGCAGGTGGAATGCAAGCCTTTGGGGAAGCTCTCAGGTCAATTGATCCAATGGCAATCGACTCTGCTTTCATGGAAGCTGTTGGGATGTCTCATCTGTGTTGCAACAACATCCCCATATCCACCACCATAGAGTTTGATAAGCACTTCACTAGCTACAGAGGTGAGGTGTATCAAGTCTGCGCCTGGACGCTCTGGGAGTGCGTCAAAGATTTTTTTCCTCAGTTGGACGGCTTCAACCCAGACAAACTCAAAACGATGGTGGCATCCCTATCCCAGAAGGCTGGACAATAGACTACTGGTTAGGGAGGCCTGTTTGGGCTCGGATGTGTACCTGGGCTCAGTTGGGTGATGGCTCTTTAAGCTTGCTTGATCTAATGGAGATGCATCGCAGTCTCAACCTAAAAGACTACCTAGAGGTTGCTGCGCAGGAGATGGCTAATGTCAACAGTAGTAGATGAGTTTGTTACAATACTTGGGTTTGATATCAAGTCAGGAGCTGGAGCAGTTCTGACCAAGTTCAGTCAAGGTATTGAAAGCATAGCTGCTAAAGCCAAGATAGCGGCAGTTGCTTTGGTAGGTAGCGCTACTGCCGCTGGTTACTTCATTGAGAAGTCTAACTCAGCAACTGCTGAACTCTACAAGCTCAAAGACCTTACTGGTTTGTCTGCCAAAGCTCTTCAAGACTGGGGATTTGCAGCTGAGCAAGCTGGAGGTTCCGCTCATGATATTCAAAGAGATATCATCAATCTGGAGAAAGCCTTACACCCCACAATGCCAGGAGAGTACAACGAAGGTCTATTCCAGCTACTTGGGCCAACATATCTTCAGAAGTACAAGAATGTCAAGGATGTGTTGTACGCTGTATCTGAAGCTATTAAGGGGATGCCGAAAGGTCTTGCTCTGAACTATCTGGCGATGGCTGGCATCAGCGAGAGCTCATACCACCTGCTAAGCAAGGGTAAGGCTGGAGTGGATAAGCTTCTAGGCAAGGGCATGCCTTTTGCTTTGTCAGATGAGCAGATTGAGAAGGCATTCAAGTTCGATCAAGCCATGAAGCAGGTCTATACAATCATCAAGAATGTAGGAGCTGCAATATCCTCTGACCTAGCTCCATATCTGACCAAGGTGTTGTTAAAGTTCGAAGAATGGCTTGTCGCTAACAGAAAAATCATCAGCTCCAAACTTGGAGAATTCATAAGTGGAGTGGGTGATGGTTTTGCTAGGTTTGGAACATTAATTGAAAAAGTCACTGGGTTTATCGGGAAACTAATACCAGACATCAGAAAATTGATTGACCACCTATCAGTCAAAGAACTCACTAGCGATGGAGTTTATTTAGGGTTGACTGCTTTGGCAGCTAGTTTGCTGTTAATTTATGGGAGAGTTGGCCTGGTTGCTGGAGCTATCACTGGGCTGTTGGTACTCTTTAATCAGCTCAATGACGCTCAACCTGGAGACCGAGGATGGTTAGGTGGGCTCAAAAGACTAGCCGAGGACACAATCAAACTCAAAGATTCTTTGGTTGAAGCATTTAAGCCTGTGATGGACTTTTTTAAGCCGCTTACTGATTTGCTTTTGGTCAAACCAGAAGAGCTCAGACCTGCCAAGTTTCTTGATGACCAAGGTAGAAGCACCCAAGATGCTATGAAGCAGGGTGACTCTCATCTTATGAGAGATATGTTTGTAGGTATCTACCAGATGTACAAAGCCTGGTCAACTGGTAAAGACTATGTTACTGGCAACCTAAAATCAAATCTGGGGGTTTCCAGCACCAGCTCAATTAACAATAGCAGAACAACTGGGGATACCTACGTTACTGTCCAAGTAGCTAACTCGGAACAAGCAGGAAGGGTGATTAATAACCTCAACCCCAACTTTACCCTACAATCAGCAAATCCATAAGGACTGACCATGTTTTCAATGCAAAGCGCATTAGGTGGTAGGGTCACAATAGACGCAGCTCAGATTGGCGGTAGTATCGTAGCCATCCTGTTGAGAAACAAAAAGCTGTCCAGAGTACAACTTGACCCCAACAAAACCACTTACCATAATGACCAATACAGATACCTATCAATCCCAGTAAACGCCAAACTCCAGGAATCCTACACCTACTCAGCCGAGGTTACTAGGTATCCTGTTGAGTCTGGCTCTATTGTATCAGATCATGTAATAATCCAGCCCTTGCGTATTGACTTGAACTTTGAAGTAGCCAATGCAGATGGCATAGATGTACCCAAGAGAAGTCTTGAAATGGCTATTAAGCAATTGGAGAGCAGACAACCTGTTACTCTGGTGACTCAACATGCTAGTTTAGATGATATGGTATGTACCAATATCCAAGCTGATAACCAAGCTCCACTTTGGGGCAAACTAGCATTTAGAGCTTCATTTCAGCAAGTAAAGCAGGTGTCGTTACAAAACACCTCAATCACCCCTGACATGATAGTTGTGACCAATAAGATGCCAGCAGTGCCAGGACAGCCAGCTGGAGAACCTTACCAAAGTGGCAGACTACCAATTGATTTAGGTAAACAGCCTACTTTTACGTCATCAGCCAACACCGCTAAAGGTGTGATATATGACATGAGATCATTCCGGTCTGGGATGGATTCTGCTATTCTGGGGAGACGCCAATGTCCTATCATATTTTGCCGTTAAACCCAGTAGGAGGTAGCACTCAGAGTTTTGAGCTGGGTAGTGCTAGCATCGCTGTCAATGTTGGAATTACTGTTAAATATAACTATTCTGCTTCAATCTGGTTTATGGACATCTTGGATTTGTCTGGTGCCCCTTTGTTACTTGGGGTTGCTTTAGTTCCTGGTGTTGACCTTATGGCTAGATTCCCTGATATCCAAGCCAGCATTGGTAGCTTGGTCTTGATAGAGCTCAATCCTGGAGATTACATGTCTCCCAGTTTGCTTGGGGTCAACACCCAGTTGTTGTGGTTCCCAGTAGGGACAGAGGTAATCATACCTGTATGATTGATTTCAATTCAGCAGAGCCTTGGATACGCAATATTGAGGTGGTTCTTGGGCCATTAGGAGAGCTTGATCAGAGTTCTGGTCCACCTAGCCCATTTAATAGCAAGAGGATATTCTCAGACGGTTCTCCAACAGGACTGAGGGTTAATTTCAGCGTCAAGAAACATATAGTATCCACCAGTTGTCCGACTTCTATCAATCTTTACAATTTAAGCGAGAATACCAGACAATCCATCAAAAGTAACTTGACTTACGTGGCTCTCAACGTAGGATATGCCAATATCACAGGAATGCGCAATATTTTCTCAGGTTCAGTGCTATCCTGTTTTAGCAACCGGGAAGGGTCAGACATAGTGACCAGTTTATCTTGTTTACAACACTACGGTGGGTTGACTCAAATGTGTAAAGTGGAGATGTTCCCTGACACTTCTGGTTGGGCAAAATCAGGTCAGATCACAGTTGGCGATCACAAAATAACGTTACAAATTGCTCCCGACAAAGGTACTTCGTTGTGGGCAGTGGTTAAATCTATGGCTTCATCCATCCCTGGGGTAATTTGTAACGATACTCTTATCAAGGTACCAGACAAGTATTTTACAGGTAAAGGCTTTAAATTTCAAGGATTGATTTGTGATTGCCTTAACAAGTTGGCCAGAGGATATGGATTCTCTTGGTTCATAGACAATGGAATTTTTTATGCGCTAACCGATGGGGAGTCATTTGACGCCAAGCCTGTAATTATTAGCGCTGATAACGGGTATTTGATCAGGGCAGAACCTATGTTTTATGGGCCAGCTCAAGGTCAAGTTGGGGTCAGTATTACCTCAGTATTGAACCCTTTAATTGATGTTAAACCAGGAGCTAGGGTTCAATTAAAAAGCTCTATCAACCCTAGATTAAACAACGCAAATAACCTGAACAATGTAGATGACACAAGGGGTTTAGGGTACATTGTAACAGACCTTACACATTCTGGGGACAGTCATTCATCCCAGTGGCAAAGTCATATGGAGTGTAGGTTTATGGGGGTTCGCAAGTGATCACCAACCATATGTCAGAACAAGACCAGAACAAGGAGTTGTTTGATCGTTGGATGTACGGCATCAACACTTGTATTCCTGGAATTGTACAAGAGTTTTACCCTGAGACCCAGACCGCTACTATAATGCCAGCTATCCAGGCGAAGGTCACTGGGTATGACGGCAAAGTGACGTACCAAGATGCCCCAGCCTTGCTAGGGGTACCAGTTTGCTTTCCTTTTGCAATAGGAGCTGGGTTTGCTATGACCTGGCCAATTAGAAAGGACGACCCTTGTGTTATAGTGTTCTCGCAACGAGGTATTGACAACTGGCACGAGAAGGGAGGAGTACAACCTCCTGAAGATTCAGTACTTAGTAGACATCATGACATCAATGATGCATTTGCGATGATTGGTGCTCCAGCTTTAACCCAGACGCTCACCGAGTGGCTAAGTGACGGGATAGAGCTACGAAACACAGCCAGAACGACACGCTTGACTGTCCTAGATGATCGAACTGAGTCAGTCGCAGGTAGTAACTCAGTGGTGACTTCTGGTAGCGGCACTGAAGTCAAAGGAAGCGTAAAGACTGATTCCAACTTGTCCGTGGGTTCTGGTTGGAGTGGGGTGCTTGTGGATGTTTTAGGCACAGTTGTAACCGTACAAGATGGCGTTATAGTTGGAGGTTCACAATGAGTGCAATCAAACCTTACCTTGATGGGCTGAGTAAGCAAGTGGATGGTATCAACACTTGTGCAGCTCTTGCTGAATTCAAACAAGAAGTAGAAGACAAATTGAATCAATTGATGGAAACCATGACTGATAAGATGTCTACATTGGAAGCCCTATCAGTTCCCCCAGTTGATCTAATTACCACTATTAATTGGATAAAAAATCAGATAGAATTAACTATCAAGCCGATGCTAGCCATGGTTCAAGAGATACAAGAAATTACCTCAGCCTTGACGACTCTGTTG